TTAAGTTCCGGTTTCGGTCTTGTCGAGCGAAGCGATTGCCCGCTTCGCAAGGTCTTTGCGGCCTGCCGCAACCGTGTAACGGGTCACTTCGGCAAGGCTCTTATGGCCTGATATAGCCATAATCTCATGCGGCGTGCAGCCCGCTTCCGCCAGTCTGCGGCAGGTAGCCTTGCGCAGCCCGTGAGGCGACAGCTTGTCAGGCAAGCCTGCCTCGCGCGTCATTGCTCTGAACCAGTTGGTGAAGCCTGCCGGGCTGAACGGTTTCCCCTGTGCTGTGACAAGGAAGCTGAGATTGTCGAGGGGCAGCGCGTCAAGGATCGCCTGTAACCCGCCATGCAACGGGATATGCACGTCCTGCCCCGTTTTCTGTTGCACGATCGACAGGACGCCGTTGCGGACATGCTGACGCCCCATGCGCACAACATCGCTGCGGCGCTGCCCTGTATAGAGCAACAGCGACAAGGCCAGATGCGCGCGGGTGCCCGCCTTGTGGTGATCGAGGAAAGCCGCAATGTGGTCCTCTTCCCAAGTCAGGAAGCCGCCGCTTTTGCGCTTCACCTTGCGCACGCCTTGCGTCGGATCGTCGCCACGCCAGCCCATTTCGACAGCGTGACGCATCAGCAGATGCACCATGCGCAGTAGGTTGTTCGCCGCGGCGGGCGTCTCGGCCTTGTCGCTGACCAGCTTTTGCAGATGCCGCTTTTCCATATGGGCAACGCGCTTGTTGCCATGCTCGGCCCGGAAGCGTTCGATGATGCCGCGATAGGTGGCTTTCGTGGAATCGCTCAGTGCCGTGTAATCGCTGGTCCTGTAGAAGCTGGCAACAAGCGCGGACACGGTGCCGGGGGCGGATCTGGCCTTGCCGATTTCCAGCCGCTCACCCTTCTCTGCCTTCTCATACGCTGCCATGAACTCGGGAGTCCACGGCAGGCCGGGCAAGGGAATGCGGGGGAAACCGGGGCGGCGGTAATACCAGCGGAACTTGCCGTGCCGATCTTCAAAGCCCTGACAGTATCGGGGCGGTTTGCGTAGGGGATTCATCCTCAGTCCCAATCGTTGGTTTCGGGGGCTGAATCCTCGCCCGGAAGGGCTTCAAACGCCAAGTCCAAAGCGCGCACATCCCAGATTTTGCGGGAAGCGACGCGCTTTGGACCGGGCATTTCACCGGCCAACACCATCTTGTCAAAGGTCGTCGGGCTGACACCGATGTAGCCCGCCGCCTCGACACGCGACAGCCCGCGCCGAGTCGGCGGTGCAATCGGTGCAGAGGGGCGGGCTTGGGTTTGCATCAGGCCAGCCCGTCAGCTTTCGCCCGAGCGTCTTCCGCTGCCTCGATCTCAGCAGCGGTGGCAGCGCGCGCGGCGTCCAGGTGATCGAATTGGCGGGCCTGCTGGGGCGTGGCAGCGAATACCGTGCGGGGCGCGATCTCGCTGCCATCGGGCATCAGGATGCGGGTTTTCGAAAAGAGTTTCGCCATGGGATGACTCCTTACAGTTGGACCAGGCGCACGCGAACGGCGCCGGTCGAGGCCGCAGCAGCTTCCGCAGCCGTGCCAACGCGGGCGTTGCTACCCACAGTCGAGGTCGCAAGGCCGGTCGTGGCGTTCCAGAAAACGCGGTCGCCGACAGCAAACGAGTCCGCCGCGGCCTTGGGGATTTCCCAGACGCCCGTCAGGGCGACATCAACGGTTTCACCCGCTGCAGCATCGCCCTGCGCAATGCCGACCAGATTGCCCGCCACGACAACGCCACCCGACAGGACAGCGGCAGGCGCGGGGGTGCTCAGGACGAGTCCCGGCTGAACGTGGTTTCGTGCCATCAGAGGATTCCTTTCGAACTCTGGATTTTTACGATGGACAGCCGCTTGCGCTGCAAGGCGGCAATCTCGGAGTCGAGTGCGGCAAGGCTTCGGGCGATGGATGCGGCATCCTGATAATCAACCCGCTCACCATTCGCATCGCGGTAGCTGGCAACGCCCCCGTATCGGGTTGCCGCCAGCGCTTCGCGTTGCTTGAGAAGTTCTGTAAGGTCCGGCATCACGCCCCCGCATTGCGGTAAGCGCCGCGGTGATCGGTAACGCCGGCGCCGAAGTCGAGAACCACGCGGAATTCGCGGCCCAGCGTTTCCCAGCCGTCGCGGCTGGACAGTTGCGGACCTTGCGCGCTGGACAGATAGGCATATTCCAGCACGGGCGCCGTGGCGGGGTCACCGAAGACAAACCATGCGGGGCCCGTCAGGCGGGGTTCCACCAACAACGTCAGGCGGATCGGCTGCACATCATCGGTAGTCGCGGGCGCGATCGAGGCCAGCAACTGTTCAGCGGCGGTTTCCAGTTCCGGGCTGACCAGAAGGAATTTCGGCACCACGTTGACCGGAGTTTTGTTGTCCAGGCCCTTCTGACTGCGCAACGCCAGACGGGCGGCAGACAACCCATCCTTATCCAGCGGGCCGGGCGCAGCAGCGACATTGCCGTGATCGGCATGGAACAGCGTCTTGCCGTCATCCATGGTAACGCCGGCGCCAGCGTTCGCCAGAAGCAGGCCCAGCAGTTGCGCCGTTTCGGTCTCGGCCGCGGCACGTCCCATCATCTCGCCCCAGCGGGCAAAGGCGCCCAAATCGTCGTTGATGATCGCCTTGCGCGACAGCGAGAAAATGCCGCCGAAGGTTTCCAGCGAATAGGCTTCCTTGGCCTCGCCCGTGGTTATCGATTTGATTTCCCCGGCCTCGGTGACTTTCTGCAGGCCACTGAACTCGCCCAGCTTCAGCGTGCTGAGCGGGCGGAAGTCGGCGGCGGTGCGCTGGCGGGCAAGTTGCTTGAGCGGGCTTTGTGCCTGTTGATAGGCGTTTGCCAGAACGCGATTGCCCGAACCCGTCAGCAGTTCGGCAAAGTCGCTGGTCGTGTGCATGGCGCGCGTCAGCATTTCTTCGCGGCCCAGCGTGGCGACGGATTGGCCCGCCCGAACCAGCACGTCGCGGGCCAGATCGTGCAGACCCAGATTCATGAACGGGCGGGCGGCATCGGTCGGCGCCGTGCCCATCATGCGCGCGGAAAGCGCATCGACCTGACGATCACGGATCACGGCAGGATCTTCGCTGGACGGCGCGGCGGTGCGGATCTGCACCTGCGGGCGGGTAGCCCGTGCGGCAAGAGCCGTTTCCCGGCCATCGGCGCGGATTTCGTCGTCCGTCAGTTCATCCTCGGCTTCCGCCATCCGGGTCGCCCATTCCTCGGGCAGGTTATGCGCGGCGCGGACACGGGCGATGAGCGCGGCGCGGTCGTCTTGTTGCTCTTGAACGTCTTTGGGCATACCGCCCTCCTTCGCTTGTCGCACGCCCGCATTCGGGTCGGCTGGGTTTGAGGTCAGAGTCACTTCCGTGAGATGCACGCGCGTAGCGGATTTGATCCGCTGGCCTGCCTCGCGACGGGTTGCCCATCCGGCGACGCGGTATCCAATCGAGACTCCGGACAGCGTGCCATCCGCGATCCGCTGCCCGATGGGGGCAACATCTTCGGCGGACGACAGACGCATGTCGCGACGATGGAGTCACCCTCGCGCCGGATGGACAGGGTTTGCCCAAGGATCGCCCTCACGCTGCTGGTGTTGTGGCTATCCAGGACGGGCAGGCTTTGCGCCGCAAGGTCGAATGCCTCGGGGGCAGAATCTCGGCAAAGGGGCCAACAGCATCGCGGCGCATCACCGGAGTCGGTGTGCTGATAACTGCGGTAAAGCTGCGATCCTCGGGATTGTAGCTGTTCGCCCTGAAAGTCGCGTGACGGATCAGAACCGGATTGTTCACTCTTTGGAATCCTTTTGTTCTAGCGGCTTTTCCGCAGCAAGTTCGGCGTCGAGGTCTTCCAGAGCCCAGCCGCGTTCAGCGACGGCTTTGCGGCGGCTGGTCAGGCCCAATTCCAATTCGGCGCGGGTTGCAGCCACGTCCTTTTCAGGATCGACTTGCAGGGGCTTGGGCGGCAGGAAATCGGCTGACAGATACGCGCGGGGATTCTGTTCAAAGTCGGGGGCGTCGATTTGACCGGAAAGGATTCCGTGTTCGATGACCGCCCGCCATACCGGCGCCAGGAATTGCGGGACCAGCACACCATATTGAATCTGTTCGACACGCTGGCGGAATGGCAGAAGCCCGGCACGCAGGGATGAATAATTCGCGCCTGACAGGTCGCCGCTCACCAGATGATCGGGAAGCCCCAGCCCCGCCGCAAGCTGGCGCAGGTTGTGCTTCAGAAAAGCATCGGCCTGTTGAAGCTGGGCCGGGCTGTTGAATTTCACATCGTCGCCCATCCCAAGGCGCACCAGAGTCCCCGGCTCCATGCTGGGACTGTCTGCGCCGTCATAAGGATCGGTGCCCGTGCCGTTCACATTTACGATGAACCCGGAATGCATCGCCGCGACTTTCGCGCTCATCAGCAAGGCGTCGGCATATTGGTCGAAGTCGTTTGCGCTCAGGATGATCGGGGCAAGCCAAGATGCGCCCCGGATTTGACCGGGCGCGGAAGCCTTCACACATGCAGGACGCTGGCGGCGTCAATGCGCTGCGCTGGCGCATAGGTGGCAAAGACGCTGGCGGGCCGCTCGGGCAGGACGTGATACGCAAGCCGCCGCCCGCTGCCGTCCAGTTCCACGCCCGAGAAGATGAAGCGGTTTTCCGACAGATCAGCAGTCTTGCTTTCGTCCAGCAGTTCGACGGGCAGGACGCGCAGCTTCGGCCCGTCATCCGAGTCCACGATCAGCGCCAGCCCCTCGCCGGCCACGACAAGGCTTTGCGCGATCAAGGTTTGCAGCCCCTCGAAATCGGTGCGGCCCTCGGCATCTGCGGAGTCGGTCCAGTCGCGGAAATAGGCATTGAGCGCACCACGAATGGGGGCGTCAGGGTGACGCGACACGGGCATGATACCACTGCCGACAAGCGCGCCCGTCCAGTTCGCAATGGCGTGCGCAACCCAAGGATTGTTTTGCGCGAGATAAGCCGCCCGGCTGCGCAGTTGCGGGCCCGCTGCAGCAATCTCGGGATTGATCCGCCCGAAACTGCCCATGCCGAAACCGCGCCGCCCGCCCGCTGCGCCGTCGAAACGTCGAGTCTGCGCAGGTTGCGGTGCGGCAGGGATGCGGTTCAGAAGGCGGGAAAGCAGGCCCATAGGATCAGGCTTTCAGCAGCGGCAGGATTTCCGCGATCAGCGTGGATGCGGGCAGAGAGAAGCGGGCGATCTCAGGCGATACGTTGGTGACGCCGATGTCGGCCGCAGCTTGCCGGATATTCGCGCGACGTTTTTCCGCCTCGCCCCGTTTGTCGTCGGGCATTGCCTCAATTTCCGCGTCCCTGTCGGTCTTCCAATCGGCTTTGACGATCACCGAACGGTCAGCGCGCATGACGACATGCAAAGCGAAAGACTCGCCTGCGTTCACGCGCTGAATCGCTTCCTCGGCATGGGACAGACCACGCCAGCCCGAACCCTGCTTTTCCTTCCGTTCGCCAGAACCGGACAGCCAGCGCGACAGCGTGTCAATCGTGGTGCGCGGAAGGCCGAACTCAGCCGCGATCTGCGCAAGCCGAATCGTGACCGCTGCGCCGTGGTCGTAAAGGAAAGACCGGCCAACCTGTTCAGTCGGCGGCAGGTGATGCCGCTGCGTCAGGTTGCGCATGGAGGTCAGGAATTGGGCGTGGTTCTCATCACCGACGCCATCAAGGCGGGCAAACTTTGCGGCAATCTCGGTCAAGGCGAACATGGTCCTGCGACCCTCCATTGATCTTTTCATCTTTTAATCATTTTCGATTAGACATGGCAAGAGCTATTCGCTAAAGAGGTGTTACCCACGGTTCCGACGGGTCTCCTGCGACACCGGATCGGGCGGCTTCGGTCGCCCCGTCCTTCCGAGATGCCACTGCGGGCGTTCGTCGTCCTCCGTCCGCAGTGGCAAGAAACGCCTCCCGTGGCTGCAACCGGGGGGCGTTTCGATTCAGCGAAAGGGGATTGCGATGAAACCGCCCGAATGGCTCAGACCAGACGAAAAGCGCGACTGGCTGCGGCTTTGGCGTCAGTCGTTCCGGCTCATCAAACGCATGTCGCCCGAAGAACGCGCGCGCGGCGTCACTTCAGCTTTTCCTCTGCGCCTGACGGTCGAGGCGAAGGAATCGCTTTGATCGGCTACATCGTCACTGTCATTGGCCCCAAAGGGCGTGGCTTTGATACCTCTGCCCTTGCAAACCAATCCTTGTTTTGAATATTTTTCCCATCGAACCATCTGCAAAGCAGCCTTTCGCCGTCAATTTCGGCGACTGTCATTTGCGGAACGGAGCGACCTTTAGGCACAACGATGTCGCCAATTTTATAATCCTCAGCCATTTCATCCTCTCGAAAGCCATTTGCTTCTGATTACAGCAGGCGGGCGTTTCGGAGTCGCTTGACTCGCAAGTTCCTCTGCCCGCCTATCAACACTCTGCCCGATAAGACTGCGCACGGCTAGCGCATACACGCTGGCATCGAGAGTTTCGGCCCGCTTGCCCTTGATCCTTTCGAACCGCGCTTCCGGCTTGCCGCGGACATAGCGCACCACGCGCCGCTCTGAGGCAAATTGCTCAAAGAAGATCGGCGGCAGCGCTTCACCGAAACGTATGCCCTGATTGCGCCCGACACGCGCAAAAAGGGCGGATTTAGCCGCATCGACGCCCACAAGCCACAAGTGTTGGCCCTTGGTGCCTGAACGCTGGAAGACTGGCCGCGAAAAGCCCGGAACACCCTTGATGGGCACGACGCGCCGCCCGAACCGGGGGCGACAAAAGCCCATGACGGTTTCGAGGTGCCCGCCGTCGCCAGAGTCAACCGCGCAGGCGTCAATCTTGATCGTGCCGCCGTTCGGATGCTGCCACGCCTCTTTCAGCAGGGAGTCGAGTTCCTGCCAGATCGTATCGCCGTCGATGGGTCCCCAGAAAACACGGTGATCGAGGATAAGCCAATCTGTTTCGGTGTGACCCATAAGCACAATCTCGACTCGGTCGTCCTGGCAGTCGACTCCCGCAGTGATCCAGAGAGTTTCAGGCGGCAGGTTATCCAGGCTGAAGGCTTCCCGCCTTGCGAACAGTTCGTGTTCGTTAAAATCTTCACCTTCTGTTTTCCAAGGCTGGCCCAGAATGGTGTTTGTGAAGACCTGCAACGTCTCGGGCGCTTTCTTCGCCTGTAGGAATTCAGCGCCTAGCTTTGACCATTTGGCATTGTGGTGCGGGCTTATAAGGCAGTTGATAGCGAAACCAGCATGGCCCTTCACATCCGGCGCCATAGCCCGCCAGCGGCCTTGCGCCACCATCTGCGGTTTGAATCGTTCCTCGATTACGCAACCGCATTTAGGGCAAACCCAATGAGCGGATTCAGGATCGTTTTCCTTCCATTGGATCGACGGCCAAGTAACTTCGCTGAAGTCGTGGCATTCAGGGCAGCAGCATTCATAAATCCGCTGGTCCGACTGGTCATAAAGCCGCGTGATCGGCCCGAAATCGAACACGGGAGTCGAGCCCGCGAGAATCTTCCTGTCGCGGAAAGTGAGTGTGCGCGTCTCAGCTAGCTTGATCGGATCACCCTCTTGCGTAACCTCATAGCCGTCAATTTCGTCCATGGCGAGGAAGCGAGTCGTGTGACGGCGCAGGTTACGGGGGGACTTAGCGGCAAGGAATTTCAGACTGCCGCCCGGAAAGCGCCGCGCCAGCATCGTGCTACGTCCGGACTCGTCAGCATCGTCCGACAGCAGCCCGCGCAAGTCGGGCGATGCCTCGAACAGCGACTCGAGTTCAACGCTGAAATCCCGTGCATCATCGGCAGTCGGTTGCAAGGCGATGATCGGGGCGGGCGCATTGGCGACGAAATGGGCCAGCGTGGCGCTGAGCCATTGCGTGTAACCGATCCGCGCGCCCTTCAAGATCGTTATCCGCTCAATCTCGGGATCCTCGATCGCCTCGCACCAGCCGCGCTGGAAGGGCCAAAGCTGCATTCTGCCAGGCAGGGCTGACGCGCTGGCGGGAATGTAAACGCTAGATTCGATCCAGTCGGCAAGCGGCACATTCGGCGGCGGCAGCAAGGCTTTCAAGGCATTCCTGCGAACGATCTCAATTCCCATGCGCCACGCGCTCCAAGGCCAAGCGAATTTCCCGGTCAAGCGTGGCAATGTCTGTGCTGGTCAGATGCGGCAGCCCCGCGCCGCAACGGGAAGGAACGGCCAGCAGAGCGCTGCGCAGATCACGCAGGATGCCGGCCCATTCGCGAGTGACAGCATCGGCAGGCACAAGTTCGCCACGCTCACGCGCAACGCGGGTTTCTTCCTTGTCGGCCTGGGCGCGGGTAAGGCGCAATTTCTCGGCCTTCAGCTCGAGGCTGTCGCCTGTTGCCGAAGGGCGCCCCGCTCGACCCGCGTGTTCCCGCAGATGCGCGCAATAGTCCCGCACCGCCTCGGGGTAGGCGTAAACCGCGCGACCTGTTCGCTTCAGGATGCCTGAACGGACCTTCTCGCCCACAGCCTGCCGGGTGATGCCCAGAAGCGCGGCAAGATCGCTTTCGTGGATCGTCTGCGGCTTGCTGTGCTGCCCGCTGGCTGGCACTTCGGGGTGATCAAGGGCGAGGGCAGCGGGCCAGACAGGACGGCCCTCCACGGGGCCGGAATCCGAATGCCCGAGAAGATCGTCAAATTCACTCAGATCCATTTCGCAGAAATCCTAATTCCGAAAAATTTGTGAAGCGAGACACATGGGGGCTCGGAGGACCCCGCATGGCGCCGGCAGGGGGAAGGACCCAAAGTTGCGACAGATCCATTTTCGATCCTGAGCGAACGGGCGAGCCTCAACAGCCGTTCCCAAGGAGAAATGGAACGGACAAGACTCTTGGCATTGAGTCCGGACGTGAACACCTGTCCGTCTTCGTCACGCCAATGCAGTATGTGACTCAATCTGCCGTCTGACTTCCGCCGATACGGTTGTGTGTGAACCAGCGTGTAAATACGTGTGCCCGTCCGATGAGTTATTGCCATCACTGTTCCGTCAGGCGGCACTTCCGTGAACTGGATGCGATAGGAGCGATTTTCGATCCTGACGCATTTTCGATCTGAGCGCATTTTCATCACAGGACTCCTTCCGCATCGTCCGGACTCTCGGACACGTCTAAAGACGTGTGTCCGAGTCCGTCCGGATTTCGACGCTTTGCTATCTCGGACAGTCCAGGATTTGTCCGGACAGAGTCCGGATTGTCCGACACCAGATCGTCGAAATCGTCGCATTGATCGTCAAAGATGCAATACAGGCCATCTTGGAAGATTACGGCGCTTTTCTGGACAAGCCCTTTCAGCGCCCTGTCCGTCACGCGCCTGCGGCTGTCCGGATTGTCCGAGGACGACACCTTGCGTCCGTCGATGCACAGCTTGCGCAGATCCGCTTCTGTCACTTCGCCCCCAGCGATGTGGATTACGTCCAGCACCGCGCGTTCGGCCGCTGTCAGTTTCACAGTCGCAGGCGCTTCGGATGCGTTCAGTTCCTCGCAACGCGGCAAGGTGATCGGATCGCCGTGCTCATCGGCGCCGCCGTCCTCGATGGCGATGCGGAATGCAATGTCACGCTCGCAGGTGCCGTTGCGGTTCTTGGTCAGCTTGCCGCGGATGATGCCCGAGTCGTCGCGCTTCACATGGATTGCGACATCAAGCGCGCCGTTCAGCAGGGAATGCCCTCGCGGCGTGCCGCCCTCGGCTTTCGTGTCGTGATGCACGAGGATGACGGCAGCGCCCCATTTCGTCAGAGCACGGGCAACAGCGACAACGCGCCCCATCGCATCGGCGCTGTTTTCCTCGAGTCCAGGAAAGGCCATTGCGAGGGTATCAATGACGATCAGCTTGGGGCGTTGCGTCTTCACTGCCGCGACAAGTTCTTTCAGGTCTGGCGAGTCAGCGGCCAGAAGGTTCGAGACGCCACCGACGAGTCGAAAGTCCGGGGCATCACCATGCGCTTGCTGCAAGGCCCGGACACGCCCCCGCATCCCGTGTTCATCCTCGGCGGCGACATAGAACACGCTGCCCGGCTTCGTTCGCATCCCGAAGGCTTCACGCCCTTGCGCAACGGCATACCCAAGAAACGGGGTTAGCAGCGACTTGCCAGCGCCGGGGGCACCGAACACGCAAGCAACGTCCCGTTCCGCGATCATGCCCTTGATAAGATAGCTGCGGGCTGGGGCGCTGACACATTCCGCAGGCGACAGGAACGTGAGCCGGCCGGCAGATTCAGCCTTCGCCGGTGCGGACTTGCCTATAATATCGTCGAAATCGTCGTCGTCCTCATCCTCGAATCCCAGATCCTCATCGCTTGGCGGCGGCATTTCCCAGCCGTGCGCGATCGCATCCTTGACGATGGACCAGCCGGCGATCGCGTCGGGCGTGCCCTTGCCCCTGTGCCGGGGCCAGACCGACTTGCACATGCGCAGGTTGTAGTTCGGATGCTGTTCGCACCATTGGCGGAACACCTCGAAATATTCCGGCGCCCCTTGCCCTTCCTCATGCATGGCGAGGCCGTAACGCTCAAGCGTGCCCTTGTAGTCGGCGGGCCCATCGTTCGGGATCGTCATGAGCGCGGACGCGATCAACTCAAGAGGCTTGCCCGTGCGACCTTTACCGAGACCCTGACCTGACGTGCTGTCATTGGCGAACGGATAAACCGAAGGCAGACCGCGCACACGGTCCAGCGCCTGGCCGTCCACTAGCATCGTTTCGACAGGATGCTTTCTCGCTACCTGTCCATAGTAGTAGGCTTGGCTGGCGGTGAAGGACTCCGGCGCAAGGACGCCGCCGAGAGCCCCGTTCAGTGATGCGACAAGTGCCTTGCGCTCATAAGCCTGCACCGCTGACGACAGGGGGCACAGGACGCGCCAGCGGGGCCGCTCGGGCGTGTGCGATGCACTACTATATAGCAGGGCGGCAATCCCGGCCTCTTTCAGCCGTTCCGCGCCCTCTGCCATCGTCAGCGATTCGCCGTCATAGTCAGCCTCGATTCCCGTGACATGCCGCATGTTCCCGTCATGGCGATAACTGCCCTGGGGCGTCTGCACATCCCCGAAGGTCGCCAGCTTCAGCATGGGCAGGTTGCCCTTTTCGGGCGCTGTCTTACCGCTCACAACGCCCGCCAGATCGCGCAGGGACATGCACTTGCCAACCTTCCGCTTGGCGTGATGATTCGGGAACAGGGTCAGAGCGAGGGACTTATCAAGCGCCGACACTTCGGGGGTTCCCCCTAAAAGGTCTTCGTGGTAATCTTCGCCGTGAAGTTTAGCCGCTTCATATGCAATTTCAGAGCCGTTGCGGGGTCCAGCCGCAGCGGCTCTTACTTTTTCAAGGGCACCGGCCCAAATGGATTCATGTCGCAT